ATCTTATCAGTAAGCGATATTCCAAGAGGCAGGATGACATCTACATCTCCCATGCTCTCTAAAACAAAGTATGCATTTATTAAATCGTAGTATCTTTCGTATTCGTTTTCGGGGTCTATTCTGATTAAGTAGATATACTCAGTGCCGGCATTTATAATCTCTCTGGCAGATTCTACAAGCTCTCCACCACCAAAAATATCGTATGCATCCTCTATTGATTCTATAAATACAGGCTCAAGAATCTCTCCTTTTTGAGACTCTCCAATCAAAACAACCGAGCGACTGTAGTAGTTTCTGTAATTTTTAGCCATTTATTACACCTTCCCTAAATCTTTTGAAGTTATATTTCTTAGGGCTTTTTGCATTACGTCCTGTTCTATAAGGACTTTATTGGCTATAAATGACTTGAATGCAGCTGTTCCTCCATCACCCTCATTAAGTTTGTCATTTTTGATAAAATATAATGGATACTTATCTCTACCTTCACTGTTCATAAACTCTATAATGAAGTCATAAGAACTTACGTCACATTCTGTTTTAAAATAATATTTAAAATTTAAAGTGCTTATATCAAACGGAAGCCTAAAATCTATCTTGTCATTTGATGCCGATATACCAGTTGAACCTTGGCTTCTTCTTGCTTTTGTTAAAAACCAGTCATACTTCCAGCCGGTACCAAAACATTTATGACATTTAGGGTCTGCATTTTCTCCATCAAAGCAGGTGCAGTGGTTTTTTCTTTTAGTATGCCCTACAAGTCTTAGAGTTCCGTGCTTTTCTGAAAATCTGTCAAATTCATTTTTTGTAAAGCTCAAATTAACCACCACCTAGAAAGTTCTGTCGCTTAGAGAATATGTGCCTTCTGATTTTGTTACACTTAGAGGACTGGCAAAACTGCTTTCATTTCCTCTTAAGACACCTTCCCAGTAGTCTATCTGCTCTCTTAATTCATCAAGTATTGGACTTATCTCCTCAAACTTAAAGGCATCAACTGAAAAGTCTCCAAGTGTTGTTGACTTTGTACTTGTTTTTTGGAGATACAAAGCATACAAGAGGTCAAGCTCGGACTTTAATGTCGTATATTTAACTGCCTCAAAAGAGGGTTTATCAATATCTATTTCGTTCCCACTTGATTCTGCTATATCAATAGCAAGCACTGAGTTATCATAAATGCTGTAGAGTACAATTTCATCATTTATATCTTTTAAAAAGGACCCGACATTACTGTTTTTTATAATCTTTATGGTTGTAAGTGCAGGGCTTATTTTAGATATCAATTTAAATGTTTGTTCATTACCTAAAGCATTTACTTTTAGTGTGTATTCATTATTCTCAAAAAGTTCTGGCACTGAATAACTCAAACTTAGATAATTATCTTCTCTGCTTAAGAGGCTTAAAGTGCCTGAAACTTCTCCGTGTCCTTCTATATATGGAATGTCATTTATAGCAAGACCATCAAGCTCAACTGAAATATCTTCAATACTTTCTGCACCATAAACCTTAAATTTTATTTCACTTATGTCGGTCTTTACATTTACAAGGCTTTTAGGTGATACTATCTCTACGTCTCCAACTGACATACCTTCGAGAGAGCTTAGTATGGAATTTTTAAAATCTTCCTCTATTTTTTTCTCGTAATAGAATGAAACTGTCTCAGACCAGCTGCTGTTGTCTTTTTTAATTCCATAATCCATATCAACCAGAACTGACTCTAGCTTTATATTGCCTGCATCTATCAGGATGCTTTCCATCTGTGGGCCTATTTCGAAATTTTCAGGCTTTAGATTATAAGCATTGTTTAGCTCATCAAATGCTGTGACCGAATTGATTGTTTCTACAGGTGTGTACTTATCATCTATTACAACTTTTCTTTTTGTATCCTCGTAATAGTAGATATCACCTTTTTCTATTTCAGTCTCTATATTTGCCGTATCATAGATTACATCAAGCGCTCTAACTCTTAGGAAATACTCTTTATCGAATTCAAGATTCTTAGGAGTTATGCCAACTCTTTCTTTGTCTGAATCAATAATTATTTGGTAATCATTAATAAAATTATTTGAATAAACAAGTCTTTTGAAGTTAGGGTCTTCGGCAATCTCTACTCCATAAGCTTCAGCAAGGTCTGTTTTTTTCCAGACTACATCTGGATTATTTACTATGGATTGATTTAAGGGCTTTATAATTTCTGGAGATTTTAAAATATCCAGGTCGTTTGTTTTAAATTCAAAGAACTTATCTTTTTCTAAACTCTCACCTGAAATATTTTGTATCTCAGAATCAAGCTTTAAAGTATACTCTTCGCCAGAAATTAATCTATTATCCGGACTTACTGTAAGCATTCTCTTTTCGCTATCATAATCAAGATTTACCTTAAGATAATCTAAAGAGCTTGAGAATATTACAGTCCTTTGGTTTAAAGTTGCCCTATCGACATCGTCAGAGAAAATTATCTTTATATCAGTGCCTACATCAACATTTTGAGCTTTGTTTTCTGGTTCAATACTCTCTACAAATAGTGTCGAATAGGCTAGATTTGGCATTTAACCACCTACTCTTCGTCTTTTTTATGTGTTCCGCAGTATTTTGGGTCCTCTTCAGGGTATTTAGCAGCGTTTTTGCACTGGCTTCCAGAGCCTGTAATCTCCTGACATCTAGGGTCACCATCGTCAGTAAACTCTTCTAAAGCCAACTCTTCTTCCTGCAAAACTTCTTCTGTTTCTTCCTTCACAGGTTCTTCAGTTACTTCCTGTTTAACTTCATTTGTTTCTTCCTGCACTACTTCTTCTGCATCTACTTCAGTTTTTTTAAGTACATTTACATTTATAGCAAACTCAATATTTTCCATATCAAGTCTTTCAAGCTCTTCATCGCTAAAAGTTCTTGTCTTTTTGCTGAGCTTTAAGCTTGTATTTGTCTTTGGGTCAAAATAAGATGTTCCTTTATTTAAAGTTACTTTATACATTTTTTACCCCCCGTAAATTTGATAAAATAATAGGGGCTTAAGTTAAAAGCCCCTATTTAGTTGTTATTTATTTCTAGTTCTGAGTTACATCTAAAGTACGAACAAGCTGTGGCTTTTCGTAAGTTGTATCAAGAGCAATATTCTTAGCTACACTGATAGCTTTACCTTCATCAAGTATGCCCAGTCCATAACGCTCTTTGAACTTTAAGTTATAGATATCTTTATATGGGTCAGTAAACTGGTCAGTTGTCATATCTTCACGCTGTACGATTACACCAACATTGTTTCTGTCGATTGCGTACATATCGAAAGTTTTGTCCACCTGGTTGAAAGGAATAAATGGTGAAGCAGTAATATTTAAACTGAAAGGTAATCTACCCTTAGTTGCATCTCTATCGATAGTACCAATACTAGCGTCTCCACCTAAAGCAGGCTTACTGAATAAATCGATAAGACCATTCTTAGCAAAAACACCCCATGTCAGCGGATGTACTAAAATATCAGTTGGCATATACTCGTTGTTCATTAGAGCAAGAACGATATCGAACATATCCTCTGTGCTTAATGTATTGTTTAGATTACCATACTCATCTAAACCAGTAGTTCCAGCTTCAGGATACTTTTCTCTTCTATCGTTGTCGAAAGTTGTCCATCCGTGCTTGGTCATAGCCTTAAAGATTAACTCTTCTTTAAGTCTGGCTAGTGAACGTCCAGCTGCCTCAACGTGAAGTCCGATAACTTCCCACTGAGAATCGTCAATCATTTCTTCGGTGATTCCTACCATTACACCTTTCTTTGTAACAGTAACCTCAGTAGCACGCTCTTTGAGCATGATGTCTAAAGATTCCTGTCTGTAGGATTCACCTTCACCCATTTCGTGAGCTCTTAAAGCTCCGATTGCAGGAAATACGATTCTGTTTCCACTATCAAGGTTAATCTTTTTGAAGAACTTAGAACCGATATAGAGTGGCTCTGCAGCCTTTTCCATTGTTCCTTCCATTACTTTTGTCATTAAAACAGCAGCATCAGAAGTAGATAGTGCTTCTTTAACACCCTTTGGGCTTTCGCCTAAGTCAAAATTACTCATGTCACCTTCACTCATTAAAGGTGTATATTTTTTTACAAATTCAATGGCTTTTTTCGCTTTTTTGGAATCTGCCTTAGCGCAGAATTCACGGAAATTATTTGTTTTTCCCATTATTTTTGTTCCTCCTTAAAATTTTTGTAAGAGCCTCCGTTTTTCAGAAGGCTCAATATTTTTTATTTATTAAAGCTGTAGTAAAATGTCTGCGTCTCCATATACTCCAGAGAAATCATACTGACTTGGTAGACCTGCAAGCTGCTGTTTAGCAGAGAAGTCAACTGTTACTTCAACAGTTTCTCCAGCTGCTGTAGCGTTAGCTGCATCAAGTTTAATCATAATTAAACCAGCATCAGCATCAATGTGCTCAACTACATCTGCAGTAACATCTACACCGTCGAATTTAACTACTACTGTTTCTCTTAAAATAGGAGTTTCAGTAGGTAGCACACGGAAGTTAAAGCTTTCGCCCTCTGCCATGTTTTCAGGGATTGTTCCTAGAGGCTTGTCAGCATAAGGAACTGTGATGTTATAACCATCTGTTAGACCAGGGATTCCTGTAGGAGCCATAGTCTTGTCGTCGAAACCTTCAAAGTACTGAGGGTCATAAGGATGGCCGTCAGCAGATAAATCTTCTGGACGATATCCGGAAGCATCTACATATTTACCTTCTGGCATAACCCACTTTAACCAGCCAGCATAGTTAACCATACCGTCATTTACATGAGCGTTTAGGTTCTGTACCTGTCCAACAATCTGCTCAGCGTTGGATAATACGGAGCGGTAAGTTACTTCAACTTCAGTATCAGTAGCGTCAACAGTAACTTGACCAGCTTTGTGGTCTACTGCTGTAACTGTAACTGCTGTACCGTCAGCTGTTGTAACAACTGCAAAATCTTCTGCAGCTTCTCCAGGGAAAATTGCAACATCTAAGTCAACAATACCTGAAGCGTCAGAAGTTTTTACTTCAGTTTTTAATTTACCTTCTTTCCACTTAACAAAACGGCCATTCTCATCAGCCATAACTTTATCTCCTGGCTTCAATGGACCGTAAACACTACCCCACTCTGTCTTTTCAGCATCTGCTTTAAGAGCAAAGTATGGTAAGTTAATATTGCTTCTTGTGTAGTAAACTGGAACATTACCTCTAAAGCTGTCATCTAGGTCCTCATATACGTTAACTGTGGACACACCTGCAGGTTTATTGGCTGCTCTTACATAATCTTCTCCATCAGGATTAGCTTCTGTTACTTTTTTACCACCGTTAGCTAATGTAGCTACGTTGTAGTACATTTCATCGTCAAATGACTTTCTTTCAAAGTCAGGGTCAATCGCTACGATACGACCTTTAGGAATAACTACCCATCCGTTCTGTCCACCGAAGTGGAACTTGAATTTCTTTTCTAGTCTTGGGTCAACTGCCTTTCTTCCAGAAGGAGCATCCCCCTCATCCTTGATTAAATTAGTCTGAGTTCTGTTATACTCGTCTGCGTTACTTTCAATAATGGAAGGTTCAGGATTCATGTTATATAATGCCATTATTAAATTTCCTCCTTGCTTTCTTTTAGTATTTTTTTAAATTATTATAAGTTTTTTAGCTCTTCTTTAATGTCGAACTTATCGTCTAAATCTTCGTCTTCTTCAACAGTCTCTACGTTCTCTTCACCCTCAGCATTGTGTAGGCCTTCTTTGTCAGTTGGCTCGCCGGGTTCTGTAATTTCTGTTTCTCCTTCAGACTCTTCAGCAAGCATTTCAGCTTCTTTTTCTAAGTCTTTTAGAGTATCCTTTAAGGACTCTTCTTTTCTACCTACATGCTCCTCAATAGCATCTTCAAGCTCTTCTTCTTTCAGCTTATTCATCTCGATTTTTTTCTGAACAACTTTCTCAGCTAAAATCTTATGCTGTTTGTCTTTCAACTCAGCATTTTCAGCAGTAAGGTCGTCAAGTTCATTTTCTAGATTTGTAAGCTTAATCTCAAGATTACTATTTTTCTCCGATAAAGTTTTGCTTTCTTCTAAGGCTGCATCTCTTTCACTTTCGATATTTTCAACCTGTTTTTCTAAAAGAGTTACTCTTTCTTCTTTAGTTTTATATGACTCATTTAGTTTGTCATATTTAGACTGTAATTCTTTTAAATCCATTTCTTTACCTCCTTGCATATTTTCTTCAACAGCTTTCCCATTTGTTGTTATATAAAATTCTTCTGTTGTTTTTGCACCCTGTGATTCTTCGACATCTATTATCTTTGCATAGCTGTCTGCCGGCACGTTAACAAATGAAACTTCAACAAAAGTTAAATCAGCCATCTCAAGTGTTGCTGTCTTTCCATCATATTCATAGCCTGGCCAGTGCTCACATCTTCCTTCTTCCAACCAGTCATTACCACATATACTGCAGTATGCATGTTCTGCACTACCACCAATGGATACAGTAACATATCTTCCATCTTTGACCTTTTCTATAGCGTCTTTATCTGTTATCTCAACAGTTAAGACTATAACAGGTGGTCCAGCCTGTGAACTTTCTTGATATTTAGCTTCTATTACTCTACCAACTGGTTCTCCATTGTATGAGTTGTGGTGTGTTAATACTGGCTTATTGTAAGGATGTGTCCATGAAAATGCACCAGTTCTTTTGGTTACATCTCCTCTAAGCTCCTTTGCAGGATAAGTATTATAATTTCCTGTAGTTATTGCATGTATTGCTTCGATTTTTACTGTAAGCTTATCCTCTTTGTCGTTTAAAAAAGACTCTTTGACTTTTGTTTTTTTTAAATCTTTTGACTCGTTTATCTTGAAGTTTTCTTTAAATTCAAGCCTCTTCACTAGCTTCCCCCCTTTCTTTGAGGGGTTTTATATTTTCAATTCTATATTGTGGTACCGTATTTGGCATATTTTCATCTACATCTAATTCTATGTTTTCGCCTTTTTTGAAGCTTATATCTAATTTTTCATTACTTCCTTTAAAGGCTTCTATAGCTCCTGTGTTGTAGGCTTCATTGTTTTGGATATTAAAGCCTTTGCTGAATTCACTTTCGAAAGATTTAAGGAATATTTTCTTATCTCCCTCATCTAAATTTCTTAGCTTCTCTATGAACTCATTCTTTAAGGAGTTTAGTTTAACTTCGACAGCTTCTACAAGTTCTTGCAGGTTTTTACTTTCTTCAAAGTCAAAGTCTGAATACTCTTCAAAACCAGAGCTGAAAGATTTTCTGACACTGTTTCTTACATAAAATAGCGACTTCTGGAAAAACTGTTCTGTTATTGATTCAAGGGCCTCAAGCTCCTCGGCTTCAATAAACTTTTCTTTAAAGTCGATATATAATCTCTTTATTCTGCTCTCGTATGGATAATAAATGTCCACCTTATTTTCAGACTCAGCATTTGAGTGCTGATTTTGTGGTTGATTTTTATTATCTGTATCTGCCTGATTTTCTAAGTTATTAAACATATTAGACTGCAGTCTTGATTCATCAGCAACAGGTTCTTTGCCAAGTGCTTTTCTCATTTCTTCATGAGTCCAGGCGTTGTGTTCAAACATGTATACTGCATGGTTTTGAGTTTTGATTTTTAAGTCTGCATCTATTTCTTCAAATTCAAAATCTACATCATGGTCAGGATTTAAAAGGGGGTCATATCCACCCTCTAAAAGAAGCTCCCTGATAATAAAGTGATTTACATAATCTTCTATTACTGTCTGGAAAGCACGAACTCTATCTCTCATCTCTGAAGACTGATTTTCGGCTGTTGAGCGATTTGAAGTGTCTGCCCTTCCCATTAGGGTCTGGCTTACTCCAAGCCCTGTAAATACCCGTTTCTCGTAGTATTCAAGGTACTTTTCTGCCGGAATGCTTCCGTTTGTGTTTAGAAGTTCAACATTATGCCTTTCTGGTAGAACAAGCCCACCATCAATCGGCATATTTCGTATTTCCTGCTGCATCTTTTGTATCTCTTCATCTGTTGATTCATAGCCTGCCTTATCAAGACCTACTTTGTAAATAAATAAAGGATACAAAAATCGGTATAAAAGTCGAGCAACATTATCCTCTACCTGCCTTAAAAGTTTTACATCATCTATAACGGGTACTAAAAACGGTACCCCGAAAAATTTTCCGGCCGGCTTCTTATAAGGAATGTGAATTACATCCATAGGATTAAACTCAACCTGCTCTTCTCCATTATCCTGCTGGTATTTTTTTATTGTTCCATTTATATCTACTTTTATCTTCATTGTTTCTGCAGGAAGTATAAAGTATGCTCCTACAGGTTTTTTCTTGCCGAGCCCTTTGTATGTTAACCCATTAACCTTCGGCATTTTCGAAGGGTCCATCCTCTTTTTAACAATGAAAACATTGTGATGTTTTACTAATGCGTCAGCTATATCCTTCCAGAACTGGTTCATCGGAAGTCCCATCATGTCAGATAAAATTGAAAATCTTTTATTGATATAATCTTTAACATTTTCATCCTTACCGACAAAGTGAAAACCTGCTTTAAACATCAATTCTATGTGCTTATCAATAGCCTGTCTTACATAGGAGTCTGTGTTGTAAGCCCTGTTTATTTCTTCTAAGTCAAAGTCGGGGCCACTAAACTCATCAGCTCTTGCGTCTCCGTCAAACATCGCATAACCTATCTTTTTTATAGCTCGGGCAAATGGGTTTTCATCATCAGCTGCTTGATTGAAATATTTTATTGGATGCCTGACAAATTCTTTAACTTTATCAAAAAATGATTTTTTTATTTTTTTTCTTCTCACATTTATTTCACCACCTGCCTCGTAAAAGATATTTATTGTATGTTGTCAAAAAATACATTATGTTCATCTGTCAGCCCTTCTCCGTCTTCTACCACGAAAATCTGCTGGCCCGGTCTTGCTCCAGTCTGCATCATGTTAGCAGAAAGCCTATCTCCTCCAACGAGGCTTGGTAAAAGAATTCTTCTGTAAGAAGGCCCTTCAGCTGCTCTGTGATGTAAGTGTCCCTGGCATAAGTAACTTCTCTTTTTAGGAAGCCCTTCAAGCTCTAATATGCTTAAGGCTTGTTTTTGTGCTGTAGGACTGTCCACTTTTGTTGTCAGGAAGTTGCCGTGGAACTGTACAAGATAATAGTCGTAAATCTCATGTACTTTGTATTCTATGTTTTCAGAATCTACTTTGATATCTTCATAATCTTTAAGTAATTCCTTAATGAACATATTAGCTAAAACATCCCAGTTGATATTGCCTTTTGAGTGGTTTCCTGGCACTCCAGCATACTCTACATGCTGATGGTGCTGGTGGATTGTTAGGATAAAATCAACAACATCCTGAACATAACCCATTACCTGCTCTTCGTACAATACGTCCTGATGTTCTCTCTGGCCCGGGTAAACATCTGCATTAGGAGAGTCTGGGCCATCACCGTAGTTTAAAATTAATACCTTTTCCGGTTTATGTCTCTCTAGCATCATTAAAACTTTTTCTATGAATTTATCTATTCTCTGCTGGTATATAACTTTGTTTAACTCATTGTTTCCTAAAATCTTGGCACTTAAAACAGTTTTACCTTTGTGCCAGTCAGAGATATTAACTACTAAAGTGTTTTTGTTCAGCTTCTTTTCTTCATTTAAGTGAACAATTTCTGGAGGCCTGTACTCTACTTGTTCTAAGTTTTCTAAAATTCTATCGGCCTGTTTTTTTAGAAGATAATCTTTTTCTTTGTATTTCTTGTTTTCTCTGATAGCTTTTTTGTACTGTTTTTGCTCTATCTCTCTGTAGTATAACGCTTCCTTTTGCTCAAGACTTAAGTCTGCCATCTCCTGTGGAGTTAGCTCTCTTTGAACTTCTTTTCTAAAAGGAATGCTGTCGTGGATTACTCCGTAGCCTTTTAAGATTACGTGAACTTCTTTAATTGAAAGCCCGACATCTCTTGCAGTCTCTTTTTTAGTAAGTCCTATATTACAGTAGTCTTCCAAGACTCTATCCAAAATGTCCTTGCTTACATCAAACTCTCCGAAAGGAGCTCTAAAAATGTAAATGTCATCTATCTTCTCATAAGGATATTTGTTTTCATCATTTAGGTAGTAGTCGCCATCTAGTTCTTCTTCAGTAAAATCTACATATTTCTCTTTACCAGAAAACTCCAACTCATCTTCATATTGTTCATAATCCTCAACTGTAATACCATACTTATCCATCCAGTACTTAATTGCTTTATGGTCGCAGTCAAGCTCTCTTGCGAGAGGTCTCTGGCCACCATACTCTCTAAGTAAGGACAGTAAAGTTTCCCTGTCTTTTTTAGCCTCGTTATAATCCAAACCTATTCCCCCTTAATAGTTTAGGTCCTTATTTTCTATATAATTTGCTGCCAATATCGGTACATCTTTATCGGCAATATCTATATCTTTTTTGAGTTTCTCTAATAGATTTTTGTTCTCTTCATTTTTTGCATCTGTATTCAACTCACATGAGAAGCTAACAGCTTTATCATCTTTAATCCACTTTTTATATTCTTGGTTATTTGCGAATTCTATTCTTGGTATATCTGAAGGGTACTCTGGTATGAAGTTGTTGTAAGAGCCGTCATAATCAAAAGGACTTATACAACCTCCAACATTTACATTTTTATAAGTACCTGATTCATTGTCGTAGTAGGTTCCAAAACCACTATCAACCAGGAATCCTTCTATCCACTGTTCTATCCCCTGGCTTAGCGAGAATTTATCTAATGTATTCAATACCTTAGAGAACTTGGTTAAAAGGTCGTAAACAGCCTGTGTTTTTGCCTTCTCAAAAAGCTTTACAGAATCCTCATCGTAAATATCTATCTGTTGATGGATGGCTCTGTAGATATCTAAAAGGCATTCTTCTATTTCCTCAAATACCTCATCCATTTTGTCAAAAGTAAAATCCATCAGCTCTTCTAAATATATACAGTCTAATATATTATCTGGATTATCAAAATCACCGCTTACACTGTCGAAAAGTTTATATACATTTCTAAATGCTGATATTTCTAAATCCCTCAGCATACTTATTGACTTTCCAAGCAGAGCTTTTAGCGGAGCTGTGAGTATGTCTATCAGCTCATTTTCTATTTGTGCCAGAATTTTAGACGCATCATTATAAGATAGGGCAAGAAGCGCCCTTATCGTATCAACCGCATCCTTTAACTCTTTGATGTTTAATCTCTCCAGCCTATCATCGATATCCTCTATATCGTCATCTAAGCCTGCCTGCTTTAAAAGTGCCTTTAACATACAGCAGACAGTACCATCAAAGTTGTCATAAGGTGAAGCTATAACCATATATCCTATTTTCTGAACAAAACTATCTGTCTTTTCTAATTTTTTGTAGATGCTGTAAGAATGGCTTGCTGTATAACCTAAGCTGTTTTTAGTTCTTGAAATTTCTTTTCTAACTCTATCCATTTCAAACTGAATTGAGCGGGCTTTATCAGCATTACCTCTTCTACTTTCTTTTTTAAATTCTTCTTTTAAATTCTCTCTTTTTCTTTCCAGCTCTAAAAATATATCATTTAAAATCTCAATCTTTTTCTTTGAGTCATCTATTACATCCTGTCTGTAGATTATGTCTAAATAATCTTCCTCTAGGTCAAACTCATAAGCTAAATCTTTTATATAATTTACCAGACCCTTAGCCTCAAACTTCATCAAGTCTAAAATAGCATCAAGGTCATTTTCGTTTTCTCTTTTTAAGCTTAAGAGTCTTTTGTAATAGTCAATAGCCATATTGCCAGTTATGTCAGACTGTCTTCCTTCAAACTCTGTGACATAGCTATTGTCCTCATCGCTTAAGATTTGCTGGCAATAATATTTTTTTACAGCTTTTGGCCTGTAATCTTCAAAACCATCTTCTTTTGCAAGTTCTTTTTCTGTTTTGTCAATTAGAAAATCGATTTTTACATTAAGCTCTTCTACTTTTTCTTCATTATCTTTTGAGCTTACATAGTTTTCGGATTTGATTATCCTTTTTTTATACTGGTTTGGAGGAGCCTCATCCAGCTTGTAAAAAATGTTCGGACTGTATTCAATTCCGTAGTTTTTAGCCAAAATAAATCACCCTTTTCATTTTTAAATCTATATAAACACGGGAGGAAGGGGGAGGAAACCTCCCATGTCTATAACATTATAAGTTCTTTCTTCCCGGGGGTCGTCTTTGCGTGCCACGAGAGCCCCAGGTATTATTACTCTTTCTAAAATTTCCATACTCTATTGATTTCATATGTTTAACATATTCCGGCTCTCCCTCAAGCTCTTTTTCAAGCTGCCTTTGTTTCTTTGTTTTATTCCGGTCATTGTTAAACTGTAATTTCTCTTTTACACTTTCAAGCCGTTTGTTTACCTTGGCCATGATTGTTGCTTTTCTTCTTTTTTCTAAAAGTTTTGTGATATCAGGAAACTCCTGGTTGAAGGCAAGCACTGTCAATACAAAAGCATCATGAGCGTGCTCGTTTTCAGAAGTATATATCGGCTTACCGACAGAACTTCTTTTGACAACCTGATAGTTTTCCATCTGCTTTACTAGAAGGTCATCATGTGCTGAAAACATCAACTGGTCTCTTTCTAGAAGTATCTGAGCCTGTGTAATCATGAAGTGTTTTGTTTCTTTTTTGTCTATTGTGTTATCTGCCGGGTCTAAAACTTCTATCTTAGAGTTAAAGGCTATACCTTTTACGATATCTTTACCTATACTCTTTTTTAAGACCTCAACCTGATACTCACCATAACCTCTATCGAGGTAGATTTTGTCAGGTTTCCAGAAATTATTTAACTCCTGTATCTTTTTAACCGCATTATCAAATGTATATTCAGTTGAGGGTATCTCTGCTCTTTCGATAACCCTTATCTTTTTATTTTCTTCATCATATTCGGAAACAACAATTTCTGTTGCGGCTCCGTATTTATCCCAGTCAGAAGCGATAATTCTAACTCTCTGTGGCATCGGAGAACGCTGTCTCATTTCTTCATATGTGTAATCATATTTTGAGTCATCTAATTTTGATTTATTGTAAACGCCTGTTGTGGCATCACCAAAATCAGCATCAACCTCGTGCACATAACCCTGAGCACTAAACATGGCCTTAAGTTCTTTATCCATATCATCAGACCATTTAGGGTTAACCCATGATGGATAATGATACTGAACCCAGCCGTTTGCAAGGTTGTCATCTCTTTCAATATAATTTTCGCATCGGTCAATATCTTTAGTTTGAAGCCATAATTCTTTATCATCCACGGTATAGGTCTTACTTGCGTAAGTACACCACTCCCAGAACATCTTTCTCTGTCCTGTTGGAGTTGAAGAACACCAGATACCAATCGACTCCATATCTTCAAGCTGCATACCCATGATGGAGTTGATATCGCCTTCTGTTAAATAATCTGTCTCGTCAAGGAAGATGTATGTTGCTCCCTGTCCACGAATAGAGCTTGCACCCTTACCTGAACCAGAGCCTGCTGATAGACCCATTATCATCGAGCCGTTTCCAAACTCAATCCTTTGTGGACTTTGGACACTTCTTGTGACCGAAGCCTGCAGTATAGGAGAGTTCTGGATAAGCTTTCTCAGCTCATCAAAGATTGTGTCTACCTGAATTCCGTATGGACCGATAACTAAAAGTCTTTCATCCTTGCCATCTGGCTGAACAAAAGCCCTCCATATCATATATAAAACCATGCCAAAAGTTTTTCCTGAACGGCGGCCCCAACGGGCAACCTTCTTTAAATTCTTATCCCTCAGTATCTTCTTCTGATACCAGCGAGGGTTAATTCCTAAAACAGCCTTTGAGAATACAACAGGGTCATCAAAAATACCGCTTAACTCAGGGTCGTTCATTAATTCCTCTATTAAGCTATGCATTTCATTTTTTGCCATAATAATCCCCTGCTGTTTTAATATTTATGTTTAGTTAAGATGTCTTTACTATACTAAACAACCTAGTTAAATTTTTAAGTAAGCTCTTCAGTTAGTATGTCTTCTATATTTTCAAAGTCCCAATACGGAATCTCTATTAGCTTATATTCGTTTTCTTTGCAAAATTCTTTTTTTCTTTTATCATGTTCTTTTTGCTTTTTTAATTTTTCATACCCGCCCCAAGCCTTTATAGGCTCATAATGCTGTCTTCCATTATATTCTATAAACCAGTATAAATCATATAAAACATCTCTTTTTTCCATATTAAATACCTCCGATAGTATTTTCCGAATTTTATTAGAGGGCAAGAAATCAGTTCGGAATCTGACTTTCGGTAATGAGCCTATCTTGCCCATATTTAATTATATCATATTTTAATTTCCTAAAAATGGTAACGCTTAGCTTCTCCTCCGACGCTGCTGGCAATCGTTGAGCGGCTTCTTTTAATTTGCTCTAAAGCCCTTGCTCTGCTGCTGTAGTTAGATTGAGCGTCTAAATAGTTGCCACCTAAATAATTCATGTTTTTAGAGTAGTACTCTTTTTGAGAAGCAGCATCCTTGATTGCAGGATATGCCTGAACAGCAGCCTTACCTATCATTCCAATCATAAGCTGTGGGGCAACACCATAAACTGCGTTCTCTACAAGCTCTTTACCTAAAGAGGGAAGTAAGGCCTCACCCTGCTTTAACCTGTAGTTAGTGCCCCAAATAGTACCTGCTGTTTCTGCTATTAATCCAAAACCACCAATACCGAAATTTAAATCATCAATCTTACTTGATAGTGTTTTGTATCCGTCAGATGTCAGAAAAGATTTGGCAGCTTTTTTACCACTACTTGCAGTAGCCTTACCAAGTCCTACGGCTTCACTTCCGGTTTCTCTTGCGTAATCAATACCTCTATTAAGATAATCTTTTGGATTAATCATTAATTATCATCTCGTTTCAAATCCGTATTTGCTGAGTGCTAATGTTAAATCTCCAGATGTTCCAAGAGCCGTATTCTGCCTTAAGTCATAGCTCATTGATTCAGCCTGAGATATTCCCGGCTGAACATTAGAAATTGTTGGCTTACCGTATTTGTTCTGCATAACAGCTCCACCAATCATTCCAGCAGAAGCTCCAAAACCAACAGCACGACCAAGACCTGTAAGCTTAACACCACTTAAAGCATTATTTATTGTCCTTTTATGACCACCTGTTGCTAATCTCCAATCCATTTAAATCAGCCTCCTATAAGAAAGGAACTAAAGGAACATTATGGCCCGGGTCTCTTACTTTTCTGTAACCCTGATAACCAGCAGCAGCAGTCATTGCTTTACCTGTTTTAGACATTCCTGGAGCAAAAGTTTTTATGCCACCAGACTGTTTTACAAGACCACCTTTCCAGCTTTTACTCATCTGCTTTCTGGCTCCTGTAAACCCATTTTCAAGTAATTCAGAGCCAGTTCTTCTGTAAAAGTCTGCAACTTCGCCAACTCCTCTTCTGAAACCATTAATAAGACCCATCTTTATTCCTCCTCTATTTCAGCTTCATTTGTTACATCTATAGTGTTTTCTTTTTCCTGTTTAAATTTATCCAGTTGTGCTCTCATATCAGAAATAACTGAGCTTGGGTCAAGGTTATTAGCCCTTCCAGCTTCAGCCTTATCTTTTCTTGTACCCTGCAGAAGCTTTAATGTGTCCTGTCTTCTTTTTAATAGTCTGCTCTGCAGTTCATAAGCTTTGTTTATCTGAGGCTGTCTTATAGGCTGACCTTCTTCGGTAAGCCCGATAATTATATCCTGTACAATCTCAGCATCCTTAGCTAATTTTTTATTACATCTTAAAAGTGATATATCCAAGTCAACTAAATTTCTAATCATTGTGATATCTACCATATCCTTTTCCTCAACCTCAAATTCAACCATGTATCTTTTTACAAGGTCTTCTATAGTTGAGATTTCTATAGGACACGGGTCTTTATAAGGAGCATTGCCGTTTTTTGCTAGATGGCATACATCAGCATATGGGCAGTCCTGACCTTTGCACCTGATTGGTACGTTGGCATACAATCCGTGTTTTAAATTGACCATTTGGTCTGATATTTTTTTAGCTTTTCTTCCTTCTGGCGACATATCCCAAACATCTTTTGGCAAATTCTTAGCACAAATTGCTTTGCCCTGTTCAGTGAAAGGCCCTGTTTGGCCTGTATTAGCCATAAAAACACCCCCGTTTCTACTTAATAGCTCTTACTATATCCGGATAAACAAAAAACCTTTTATCTGCTACCTCTCTTAGTAGGTCCTTACCTATTAAAAGGCAGACCGGCTTTTCCGGCAGACTTTCAGAGTAGCAGTAGTCAAAATGTTTGTGGCCCTGTTTTGACCTGCCACCAATGTTTTTGTCTACAATATTTTTTGTATCCGAAATCATTCGCTCTTTTGTGTATCCTAAATCGTTTAATTTATTTAACAGCTTCCTTTTATCAATCATTAAGATGTCAAGCTGGGCTATATTTTTTGTTCTAAATTTGTTTATTTTACCTCTATGCCAACCTTTTCCCTCTTTCGAAAAAGGGAATATCACAAAATAGAATTCTGTTTCAAGCTCCTCATCAACAAACCAACCACCAACTCTTTTGTCTAATCTCTGATGGAAAAAACTTATCTCAAAAGCATTGGTCTGTAAGTTCTTATCTATATAATGTGACTGTATCTTCTCGTCAATCTTAATATTTTCATAAAAAGAGCCATCCTGAAATTTAAAGGTGGCAACTGTATCAATTCCTGCTAGCTGTTTATCTCTGTCAAATACTCTTTGATATGAACTTGCCACCATACTATAAAAGTTCTCATCTAAATATCTGCTAAATTGGTTGTCTAAACTTAAATCTATTCCATACTGTGCCCCCACTATTAATAACCCCTTTGTTTTTTGTATTCGAATCCCGGATAAAACCACACCCCTCTAAATGCGGCATCGTTTGTATAATCCTGAAGCATATGGTCCCTTACAACTTCAAGCCAGGCCTCTCTTTTCTTCCTTCTAAAATTTATTCTTTTGGGTTCTCTTATAATTTCAACCCCACCTATTGGTACAAATCCGTTTTCCCACTTTAAATTATCAAGGTCAACTTCTATATACCCCATAAACGGGAGAACATCACTCTCTTTTATAGGAGAATCCTTAGTAGTTATAATGTAGTTTAAGTCTCCTGAAGTGCAGTATCCATTTTCTAAGTCAGCAAAAGTCATCTTTGCTTCGATATTCCTGACTATAAACTCATAGTCTTTAGTTTTTTTAATGTATTTTCTCTGGATACCAACTGCATCAGCTACTTTTTTCTTCCACTTAAAATCTCTGTATTTTTCTCTGAGCTCTGTGTTGTAAAAAAGCCCAAGCTCAACTTCTGTTCCGGCAAATTTTGAGCTAAACTTAGTTTTAAGCAGTGATAATGCTACAT